CTCACGAAAAATCGGGTGAGGTATATACCCCCGAATTTGTGGATAACTTCGTCGAATTACTACGATTAAACCGAAACTATGGAATGATAGAGAGAGGGAAATCAAAATGGCGAAAAATACAAAGAATTTGACCAAGAAAGAATTGCAGAAGCACGCGTTTGAGGAACTTGACAAGATAGTTCAAGACCCGAAGACCTCGAGCGCGGTCAAAGTCCAAGCTCTGACACAGATTGCAAGGCTTGCGGAGCAGATGCAGGAATCAGAACCCGAAAAGCCGTCAAAGCTGACGGAGTTTCTCGATGAATGAAGAAACCCGCAGAGCTTGAAAACTATATATTGACGTACTACCAGAAGATATCCGACGGAACGATCACGGTCGGGAAGTGGGTGAAGCTGTGCTACGAGATGATAATCAAGGGGCTTGAGAACAAGTCCTTTTTTTATGACTCAAAGAAGGCACACAGGGCGGTGAACTTCATCGAGAAGTTCTGTCATCACCATGAAGGTGCGCTCGCACCGCAGAATATAAAACTCGAACTGTGGCAGAAGGCAATGATCTCTGTCATCTTCGGTATCGTTGACGAGGACGGAACAAGGCATTTCCGCGAGGTTTTATGCGTCGTAGGAAGAAAGAATGGCAAGACGCTCATTGATGCCTCTATTGCCGATTATATGGCGTTCTGTGACGGTGAATATGGCGCAAGGCTTTACTTCATAGCACCGAAACTTCAACAGGCTTCTCTCTGTTATGACGCCTTGTATCAGATGATAAAAAAAGAACCCGATCTGGACGCTCTCACCAAGAGGCGCAGAACGGACATCTACATCGAGTCAACAAACACGACCGCTCAACCGCTCGCGTTCTCACAGAAGAAGTCGGACGGTCTGAACCCTTCGTTCGTGTCCTGCGACGAGATTTCATCATGGGCGGGACAGGCAGGTCTCAAACAGTACGAAGTCTTGAAGTCGGCACTCGGTGCAAGGAAACAGCCCCTCATCTTCTCAATCTCCACTTCGGGATATGAGAACGAGGGCATATATGACGAACTGATGAAGAGGGCGACGCGTGTCCTTCTGGGAGAATCCAAGGAGTCGCGCCTGTTGGCTCTCATATACATGATTGACGATATCGAGAAGTGGAACAACATCAACGAACTTCAAAAGTCGATGCCGAACCTCAATGTCTCGGTGTCGGTGGATTACCTGCTCGAAGAGATAGCGGTCGCAGAAGGCTCGCTCTCAAAGAAAGCGGAGTTCTTGACTAAGTATTGCAACATCAAACAGAACTCGTCACAGGCTTGGCTTGCATCCGATGTAGTCAGCAGGTGTGAAGCAGAACTCAACATTGAGGACTTTGCTCATTCTTACTGTTGCGGGGGAATCGACCTCTCCCAGACGACCGACCTCACGTCAGCTTGCGTCACGATTGAGAAGAACGGAATCATCCATGTGTTCTCACACTTTTGGTTGCCGTCCGAGAAGATTGACGAAGCACAGGCGCGTGACGGTGTCCCCTACAAGATATACATCCAACAGGGACTAATCACTCCGTCTGGAGAGAACTTTGTCGACTACAATGATTGCTTCAATTGGTTCAAGAACCTTGTTGAGAAGTATGAAATCCTGCCCCTTGTGGTCGGGTATGACCGTTACTCTGCACAATATCTCGTGCAGGACATGAAGCAATACGGATTCAACATGGATGACGTCTTCCAAGGCTTCAATCTATCCCCTGTCATCAAGGAGATGGAAGGGCTGATGAAAGACGGTCGAATCAAATATGCGTCAAACAGCATACTCAAGATGCACCTACTTGACACCGCTCTCAAGATTGACACCGAGAGCAACAAGGTCAAGATGATAAAACTCAATTCAAAATGCCACATCGACGGATGCGCGTCAATGCTCGATGCGCTGACCGTCCGTCAAAAATGGTATGGACAATTGGGGTCACAATTGGAGAACAGATGATGGGTCTCAAAGATTTATTTTTTCCGAAGAAAATCGAACAGCAGAAGGAAAGGGAACTCGCTCACACAACGTTCAAGATGCTGAACGGATATGTCCCTGTGTTCCGCACATGGCATGGTGAGATTTATGAGAGCGAACTCGTCAGATCAGCGATTGATGCGATTGCGCGTCATGCGTCAAAACTCGCGGTGAACATCGAAGGCGGGACGAAGTCCGAACTTTTGACCAACCTCAAGAAAAGACCGAACTCTTTTCAGACATGGTCACAGTTCCTTTACAGAACCGCAACGATACTGAACGTGCAGAACACAGCGTTCATCATACCGTTGAGGAATAAGTTCGGGACGGTGATCGGAATTTATCCCTTGAGGGCGACTCATTACGAACTTGTCGTTGATGAAAACGGAGAACTCTGGGTGAGATTCTATCTTGAGGGGAATGAAAAGACCGCCGAGAAACTGTCGGACATCGGAATCCTCACGCGATATCAATACAAGTCGGAGTTCTTCGGAGATTCGAACAATGTCCTTGATGAAACAATGAATCTGATCTCGATTCAGAGACAGGGCATCGAGGAATATGCAAAGAACGCGTCGAGCTATCGTTTCATGGCACGTTTGACCAATTTCTCCAAGGCTGAAGACCTCGCTCTCGAACGGCAGAGATTCGACAAGGAGAATTTCCAAACAAATGATGGTGGCGGTCTGCTTCTGTTCCCGAATACTTATTCGGACATAAAGCAGATTACATCCCAGAACTTCACGGTCGACACAGAACAGCTTAAGCTCATCGACAAGAACGTGTTCGACTACTTCGGAGTGAATGAGGACATCATTCAGAACAAGTCACATGGTGATGAGTTCATGGCATTCTACGAGGGCGCAATCGAACCGTTTGCGATTCAGCTTTCCGAAGTCCTCACGTTCATGCTGTTCACATCTCGTGAGATTGCGTTCACATCGGGCGTGTTCTTCACATCGAACCGCATTCAGTACATGAACAACTCGGACAAACTCGCGGTGTCGAGAGACCTTGCAGACCGTGGCGTTCTGTCAATCAATGAGGTTCGTGAGATATGGCAACTCCCGCCTATTGATGGCGGTGACAGACACATCCTGCGCGGTGAGTATTATGACGCATCGACAGGGACGAAAGTCGAGGAGATAGGAGATTCAAAAGATGAAGAATGACAGAGAATACAGAACATTGACTCTTGAGGTCGAGCAGAGAAGCGATGCAGGAGAGCCTTCCTACATCGTCAGAGGTTACGCTTCGACCTTTGAACCATACGTCCTCTTTGAAGAGGAAGGTGTTCAGTACAAGGAACAGATTGACCCTCACGCATTCGACGAAGCAGACATGAGCGACGTCGTTTTCCGTGTAGACCATGAGGGCGCGGTTTATGCGAGATCGAGTGCAGGAACACTCAAAGTCGGAGTTGATGAAAGAGGTCTCTTTGATGAAGCCGACCTCTCAAAAACCGCAAAGGCAAGGGAACTCTTTGAGGATATAGTCGCGGGAAACTATCCGAAGCAGAGTTTTGCTTTTACCGTCCGTGAGGATTCATATGACAGGGACACCCACACGAGAACGATTCTCAAGATTGCAAAGGTTTTCGATGTATCACCTGTCAGTTTTCCCGCAAACCCAACCACAAGTCTTGGCGTCGCAACTCGCGACTACTTCAACGGAGTGATTGAAGCAGAAAGAGCGGAGAGACTCGAAGCAGAGAAGCGCGCAAAAGATAAAGCACGTCTGGAACTCAAATTAAAGTTAATAGGAGTATAAAAAATGAAAATTGAAGAGATCAAGAACCTTTCCGCACAGGAATGCGAAGCACGTCTTGCAGAGATCAAGACAGAGATGAATGCAGAAGGCGCAGACCTCGAGGCACTTTCTGCCGAGGTTGACGCAATCGAAGAGAGACGCAAGGCTCTCATCACCGCAGAGGAGCAGAGAAAAGCCCTCGCACAGAAAATCGCAACAGGTGCGACCGCAACCGTGACCATCGAAGGAAGAAAGGATGAAAAGAAAATGGGAGAAAAAGCAAAGACCCTGTATGAAGTAAGAAACAGCAAGGAGTACATCGACGCATATGCCGAGTTCATCAAGACAGGCGACGTCGAGGAGTTCAGATCAGCAACAGCACTCCTCACCGAGAATGTTGGCGGTGAAATCGTTGTTCCCGATTTCGTATATGACATCATCAAGACCGCTTGGGATGCAAACGAGATCACCTCTCTCATCAAAAAGGTCAACCTCAAGGGCAACCTTAAGGTCAACTTCGAGATCAGCGCATCTGATGCTGTTAAGCACACCGAGGGAAGCGGTGCTGTTACCGAGGAAGAGCTTAACGAGGGCATCGTGACTCTTGTTCCTGCATACTTCAAGAAGTGGAAGTCATTCTCTGATGAAGTAATGGCTATGAGAGGAGAGGCTTTCGTCCGTTACATCTACGCTGAACTCGCTCACAAGATAATGAAGAAGATCGCAGACGACATCATCGCACAGATCGCAGGTCTTCCCCAGAGCGCAACCGCAACTTCCGTTTCCGCTAACATCGTGAAGGTTGCTCCTGCGGTTGGTACTGTTGCAACCGCTCTCGGAGAACTCTCCGATGAGGCAACCAATCCCGTCGTTGTTATGAACAAGAAGACTTGGAGCGACTTCAAGAACGCACAGTATGCGAACGGATTCAATGTCGACCCCTTCGAGGGCTTCGACGTTCACTTCAACAACAGCCTTCCCGCTTATGCTGATGCGTCCGAGGATGACGTATACGCAATCGTCGGTGACTTCGACGAGGGCGCACTTGCAAACTTCCCCGAGGGCGATGAGATCAAGTACACCTTCGACGAGCTTACCAGAAAGAAGGAAGACCTTGTCGAAGTTCTCGGCAAGCTTTACGGTGCTGTTGCTCCTATCGCTGACAAGGCATTCGCACTCATCACCAAGCCCGCAGGCGTTTGAGGCTTGAAATGATGAGGCTGAAAGTCGTCAAGACTTTCGCTGACTATGTCATCACATACAAAACATACGGCGTTGGGGAGATCATAAGTCTCCCCGATGACCGTGCTGTTAAGGCTATCGAAAAAGGCTTGGCGGTTGAGATAGCAGATGAAAAGGTCGAGGCGAAGGTTGAGACAGAACCCAAGGAGACACCCAAAAAGAAACCCGCCAAGAAGAGCGCAAAGAAAGGCTGAAATCATGGCACTTTTAAACGATGTGAAAATGGCATTAAGAGTCACCACGAACGCGTATGACGACGAACTCAATGACCTCATCGAGTCCGCAAAGCTCGACCTCGGAATCGCGGGTGTCGTTGTCCCCGAGGCAGAGTCGACTATCGTGAACACAGCGGTCAAGACATATTGCAAGATGAATTTCGGAACTCCGAATCCTGCAATGTGGGAGATTCTCAAAAAGTCATACGACGAACAGAAGGCTCAACTCTCAAACTCGTCCGATTTTTCGGATTATAGCATGGTGAATGGCAATGAATAAATCCGTCACAATTGACCTGCTCAAAAAAACATACACGACCGACGACATGGGTCAGAAAATCTACACCACGCAGAAGAAGACCGTGTTCGCCACGCTGACATCAATCTCCCGCTCCGAGTGGGTGTCATACTCCCAGACAGGGCGACAGGGGCTTGTCCCTGCATATGTCGCGACCATCTTTTTCGGAGACTATGAAGGCGAGTCGCAATGTGAATATGAAGGTCAGACCTACGGAATATACAGAACCTACGAAAGAGACGACGAGCAGGTTGAACTCTATCTGGAGAAGAAAGCGGGACTTGAATGAGCAAGATTGGGCAGATATCAATCGACAAATTACTTTCGACGATGGAGATCACCCTCGAGGATTACGCGAAGGGCGTTGACAAGTGCTTGGCAACCGCATCGGAAGAAGCGGGGCAGAGCGCAGAGAACGAGCTTCACGACACTTCACCGTCACGCACAGGCGAATATCGCAAGTCGTGGACATATTCGGAGAAGGTAATCAAGAGCGGGCGTTCATATCGCACGGAAATGGTCGTGTATAACCAAAAGTATTATCGTCTGACGCACCTGCTCGAAAAATCACATCGTATTGCGAACAAGTACGGTTCATACGGACGCTCTACACCGCAACCGCACATCGCACCCGCGCAGAAGAACGCGGAAGAGAAGTTTGAGAAGGTATTCAAAGAGGAACTCGGAAGGATTAGGTTATGACAAGTGAACTCAAAGCAATCAAGACAGCGTTTGACAATGCTCACATCCCATATGCTTATAACGTATTCCCCACGGACGATTCATCACCCGCTCTTCCGTATGTCACAGGGTTCGTCACAGGCGGTGAAGGAAATCCCGCTGACGACGAAAACTATTTCGACACAATGAATGTGAGCCTCGTACTTTTCACGAAGGTCAAAGACCCCGACACAGAGGACGCGGTTCGGGCTGTCATCAAGACGCTCGGCTGTGTCTATACATGGGACGAGGCATACATGACCGACGAGAAGATGTACGTCATCACATACTCAATCACAATGGACGCATAAAGGAGAAACCAAAATGGCAGATACAAACAAGGTTAAGTTTGGACTCAAAAATGTTTATTATGCCGTGTTGACCGAGACAGGCGGTGTCATTACCTACGGAACGCCTGTTGCAATCAAGGGCGCGGTCAACATGACTCTCGACCCCGAGGGCGAAGAGACCGACTTTTTCGCAGATGACAGCAAATACTACGCTGTGACCAACGATGCAGGATATTCGGGAAGTCTCGAGCTTGCACTCATCCCCGATTCGTTCAAGAAAGATGTTCTTGGATTCGTTGAGGACACAAACAACATTCTCTTCGAGGATGCAGAAGCCGAACCCAAGAGATTCGCACTTCTCTTCGAGTTCAGCGGAGACGCAAACAAGACTCGCCACATTCTGTATGATGTGACCTGCTCTCGCCCTTCTGTTGGTTCAAACACCATCACCGAGAGCAAAGAGCCTGTGACCGAGACTCTGAACATCACCGCATCACCTCTTCCCGTTGACGCAAACGGCAGACGTCTCGTCAAGTCAAAGAGCGTCGAGGGCGACGGACAGTATGCGACATGGTTCAGCGCAGTTTATCAGTTCACTTGATAACATTTTGGGGAAAATGAAATGGAAAAAACGATCATCATTGATGGACGTGAACTCAAGTTCAAGGCGACGGCGAGTACACCCAGAGTGTACCGCCAAGCCTTTGGGCGGGACATTTACGTCGACATATCATCTTTACTTGCAAGCCTTGGGAGCGATGAGGACACACCTGTCGCTTGCCTTGACGCATTCGAAAACATTGCATTCTGTCTCAATTCACAGGCAGAGGGCAGGAAACTCAATCGAGAAAATATTGAAGAACAGATGGAAGAGTGGCTCGACCAATTCGAGACCTTCTCCATTTATCATATCTTCCCCCAGATCATGGAATTATGGCGGTTGAACACAGAACAGACCGTCGAACCAAAAAACCAAGTCGCCCGACAGACAGACCAATGACAACAGCCCTTTTTATGTTGCGATGTTTGCAAGTCGGGCTATCACTTGACGACCTCGACAAGCTCGAAATCGGACTCGTGAACGATATGTTCGTTGAGATGGCAAACGACCACGCAGAGTGGGATATAAAGCCGACACAGGCTGATTTCGATAAATTTTAGGTGGAATCATGGCTGACAGAATAAAAGGCATCACAATTGAAATTGATGGCGATACTAAAGGACTATCGCAAGCCCTCAAGGGTGTCAACAAGGACATCAAGTCGACGCAGACACAGCTCAAGGACGTTGAGAAACTTCTCAAGCTCGACCCTCACAACGTGACCCTGCTCGGGCAGAAGATGAAGCTCCTCGGTAATGAAATATCATCTACTCGTGACAAACTCAATCAGCTCAAGTCCGTTCAAGATCAGATGGAACAGGGCTTGAAGAATGGCACGGTCTCCGCTGAACAGTACGACGCATGGCAGAGGGAAATCATCGAGACCGAGAACGAACTCAAGAACCTCGAGGAGCAATTGAAGAAAGTCCCGACCGCATCCGAGGCAATGCTTGCCAGAGCATCGGAACACATGGACGCGTTCGGACAGAAGGTGTCGGCTGTCGGTGACAAGATTTCTTCAATGGGTGATGCCTTAATGCCTGTCACGGCAGGAATCACAGCCCTTGGAACGGCATCTGTCAAAGCATGGCAGGAACTCGATGACGCGATGGACGGTGTCATCAAGATGACAGGTGCAACAGGCGAACAGCTCGAAGAGTATGAGACCATCATCAATTCAATTGCGACGACCATTCCGACAGATTTCAAGACCGTTGCGAATGCGGTCGGAGAAGTCAACACGAGATTTGACGTCACAGGTGATGTTCTTCAAAGCCTGTCAACGTCGTTCATCAAGTTTGCGGAACTGAACGGAACGGACGTTGTATCATCCATCGACACGGTTTCAGCCATGATGAAAGCATGGAATCTGGACGCGAACAGAACGGTCGAGGTCTTGAACCTCTTGAACGGTGTCGGGCAGAACACAGGCGTGTCCGTTGAAAATCTTGCCAATCTGATGCAGGACAACGCGCTCTTCTTCAAAGAGTTCAATCTCGACGCAGGGCAGACCGCAATCCTTCTCGGAAACATGGAGAAGAACGGCATTGACGCATCAGCGGGTGTGACCGCAATGCGTACCGCGTTTGCGAAGGCGAGCGACGAGGGTGCATCACTCGTTGATATCCTCAAGGACTATGAATACATGGTCGAGACCGCAGGAATCTCCGAGACAGAGAAACTCGCAAGAGCGCAGGAACTGTTCGGGGCGAAGGCTTACGGTCAGATATACAACGCGCTCAAAGAAGGCAACCTTTCTTTCACCGAGATCAGCGGTTCAATGGCTGATTTCAGAGGGAACATCGAGAAGACCTTCAATGCGACCCTTGACCCTATCGACGAATTTACCACCACAATGAACGAATTAAAGATAATGGGTGCGGAGATAGGCGAAGAAGTAATACCCGTCCTTGTGGACGTTTTAAAGGATTTGAAGCCCATTCTCGACGACATCAAGAGTGCGTGGGAATCCATGAGCGAAGATGAACAGCGACAGCTCATCGAAAACCTTGGGAAGATTGCCCTTCTCGCCCCTGCATTATCTGGGACAGGTCGAATCATCTCGGGTCTTGGAATGGGAATCAGCACGCTCGCAAAGGCGGGTTCGAAACTCTCATCACTCGGAATCGGTGCTAAACTCTCCTCAATGCTCGGAAGTGGAGCAACCGCAGGAGCAGGAGCAACAGCGGGAGCGTCACTCGGAACAGCACTCGTTGCAGGATTCGCATCAGCGGTTGCGGGTGGAGCAATCGGAAAAGTCCTCGACAATTACGTCATTGCTCCGATACTCGACACGCTCGGTTCAAGCGATGCGGAATGGTATCGGAACTTCACATGGTTCGGTGATGGTGGGTTCTTCGATGAGATGTTTGATTTCAACTCATTAAACGAAGCTCTCGAGACCTACAAGGGCGCATTTGCTCTCATGGGTGAGGATGCAAAGCAGAACCTCACCAACATGAAAGCGGGGCTGTCCGTAATATGGGACAGTATGTCCACAGATGCAAAGGGTGTCACAGGTGGCATGACAACGGCAATCGCTGAAAATTGGGACAAGATAAAGACCACAGCGACGACCACATGGGACAACATCAAAACATCGGTCGGAAGTGCGATTGACTTCATCCAAGGAATCTTCACAGGATTCCGTGATGGGGTGTTCACGACCTTCACCGAGATATGGGACAAGATAAAAGGCATCTGGGATTCACTTGGAGCAATGTTCGAGGCAGGATTCGACATCAAACTTCCTCACATCACCGTGAGTGGCGGTGTCGCTCCGTATGGTATCGGTGGACAGGGGTCACTCCCGAAATTCAACATTGATTGGTACGCGAACGGTGGAATCCTCACATCTCCGACCATCTTCGGAATGCAGAACGGAAGATTCCTCGGTGGCGGTGAAGCAGGAGCAGAAGCGGTTCTTCCTTTGAGCAACCTTGAAGGTATGATCGCGGGTGCGATGACCACAGCACTTGGCAACGGTGGCGACACCATTATCAATGTATCAATCGACAACAACTCACTCGGTTCTGTCATCTTGACAGCCGAGCAGATGATGAACTTGAGGCGCGGAAAATGAGCAAATATAGCGATTATCCGATAAAAATCAATGACACTCCAATCCCTACTCCCAACGCATGGAACGAAATTCCAGAGGTGATTGAGAATGCAATGACCACAGAAGCGGGAACAGACGTCACAGACGTTTTGAGGGTGGACAAGCTGACCGTGAACGCATCCTTTGATGTGTCCTCGACTTGGCTTGCCACCTTCAAAGGTTGGGCGAACTCGATGTCAGTTCTCAAGGTCAAAATATATGACCCTGTGACGAACGCATATGTCGAAAGAGACATGAGGATTCGGAACTTCAACAATTCACTCGTCAGATATTCCGAAAGGAACAGCGGAACGGTGGGACTTTGGAACGTCACCTTTGATTTGATTGAATATTAAGAGGTCGGGAATGTATAGCGCGAGCGCAACTTATAATACAAAAATCAAAGAGAAGATTCGGAAATTTTATTGGAGTGGGGTCATCAATACACCCACTCCGATTTCTTTTGTTGACGAAGATATCATCTCGGGACAACTCATCCGTTCAATATCTGGTGAAAAGCTCGAGATCGGGTCGGTCTACGCCTCACAGCTCACCCTTGAAGTAAACCTTCCGAACGTGTCCAGATATGAACTCTACGGATGCACGATGACTCTTTCCTGCGAGCTTGAAGGCGCGTCAGATGTCATTCCGATGGGCGAGTTCATCATCACCGAGGCATTGCAGAGCGCGTCAAAGATAAACATCACCGCGTTTGATTCGATGATAAAGTTTGACGATGTTCGGTTCACGGCATCGGGCAACACCACGATTCAGACTCCGTTCGAGTGGCTTACGGCTATGTGTACGGCTTGCGGGGTGACACTCGGGTCGACATCCGCAGAGATCGAAGTTCTTCCGAATGGTGGCAGGAAGACAGGATTCGCGGATTCGGTCTCCGATGTTCAAACATGGAGAGATGTTCTCGGATATCTGGGAGCATATCTCGGAGCGTTCGCATACATCGGGCGCGACAATAAACTTTATATGGGCGTGTACGACTCTACATCGTCCGACACCGTCCCTTCTTCGTTTAGGCTTACATCTAATCTATCGGATTACAGAACGACGTATGATGGATTATACGCGATATATAAAGACGGTGGCGTTCAAGAGTATGTATCAAATACAAACTCGGGTGGATTAGTTCTTGATCTGGGAACAAATCCGTTCTTGCAATTCACCGATGCAGAGAACAGGCAGGACGCACTCCAAGAGATAATCGACGCATGGGACGGAATCTATTATGTCCCCTTTGATTCGGAAATGCCTCTTGTCCCGATCTACGACCCCGCAGACGTCCTCACCTTCACCGACAATCAAGCGGGCGCGTATGATCTCGGAGCAATCACCGAAATCACATACACCATCGGTGGCACGATGCACGTCATGTGTTCTGGAGACAATCCTCGTCTGTCATCAGCTCAAGACAGATTTTCAAAGACTATCGCAGGACTCTCGGCAGAGTACAACAACGGACAGCAGATAGGTGGCAAAGACTTTTGGTTATTACATACCACAAACACGGACACAATAACTGTCGGCTCAACCAAAACTCAAGTCGCAGAGATTGAGTTTCAGCAGACCGTTGACGTTCAGAGAATGGGATTCATGTTCACTTGTGACGGCACTCTTTCAGCCACGGCAACAGTTGATGTTGAGATAAGCGTTGACGATGAAGTTGATTATACCTTTGAAGTCACGGAGCAGAAGTCATTACTCGGTAAGAGGATATACGGAGCAAATTGCGGATTTGACATCGAGGGCAAGGGCTTGCACACAGCAAAGGTCTATCTGACAGTAACCGATAATCCGCTAAAATGGAGCGATTTGGCATGAGTTACACGATTGAGAATTTAAAATTTACAATATTCGGTCATGGTCACGATGTCACGAGGAATGATTCAGGAAAAGGCATTATAACACATGATACTAACATACCTGCCTATTGTGGAGTAATTGATACCACTAATACTTATATGTGGTTATGTACTGACTCTGGGCTAAAGAAATACAGCATATCATCATGTGAAGAAATTGAGCAAACAACGATTCCAGCATCTTGTAATATTGTTTATCATCCAAACAATGTAAATAATAATTATGGTATAGCGTGTGAGAGTGGTACAACCGCTTATATTTTTGATTTAACTGATGATACTCTTATAGGCATAGTATCAGGCACTTTTCCAAATGGTACAGGCTTTAGAAGTTATGATTGTATTCTTGTGAATAATAAAATTTATTTCACAAGCACACACATTGGACTACGATCAAATGTAGTTTTGAATTGCATTGATTTAACAGACTTATCGTTTAGCAGTTCTACCATATTTGGCAATGTAAGCGTTAATGGCTTTATAAATAATTCATCAGTATATTCGATATATCCAGCAGAATGGTTTTATCAAACTTCTTGTGCGTATAGCGTAGCATTAGATGGTTCAACAATATGGTCAAATACAGGAATACATCAAAATGCAAATATTGATGCGTGGGGATTAACAGGAAACGGAAAAATCTATCTCCCTGTTCAGTTTGATGGCGTGTGGCATTACGGAGTTTTTGATGGAACATCTAATCCAACATTCAACCCTGTTACACCTAATAGGATATTTGGAGAGTTTGATAATAGACCATCATTAGCACATTCAAATTATTCTAATCGGCACGATGTTCAATATAACAATGGCAGGTCAAAGGCTTGTTTAATGACTACCCAAGGATTACTTTTGACAGATTTTCAGACTATTGATGTTTTGGATTCAATTAGTGCAGTACCTTTGGCTGTGTCAGATAGATATGCAATATGTTCGGATACAACTAATAATTATCTTCATGTTTATGGTATCTAAAAATGGCTACTACTACACCAAACTTAAACTTATACAAGCCCGACTCAACGGATGATTTCGAGGATTTTCGATCCGAGTTCAACGACAACATGGACAAGATAGACCAAATAGGCGGTGGTGGCGGAAGTTCATGGACAGACATTGAGGGTGTGCTTACCGCAGGATCAACAACTCTGACTTTAAATAGCACGAGCATAAAGACCACAAGCGTGCTGAATATTTACGTTGATACTTTCGGGGTATGTCCGATAGATGTTGAAGTAAGCAACGGAAGTGTAACATTAACCTTTAATGAAATGGAAAATGACCTGTCCGTGTTGGTGAGGATAACAGAGAATGGTGCTGAACCAAGCCCTTACACGCTGATGAATTATCTTGAGGTAACATCAGCGGGAGCATACATCGACACAGGAGTTGCCAATTCTGCAACGGCTTATTTTGAGATTGATTTTCAATACACAGGAACACCGACAAATAATGATGGTGTATTCGGTGCTATGGGTTCGGGTATTGAATTTGTTGTCAATTCCTATGGCGGTGTAAGTTATGCAAACACAGGCGGTTCAAGGGCAGTATTTACTGCAACAAATCTTGACAGGCACGTTATCAAAGCAGACAATACAGGAATACTTCTTGATGGAGTAAGTTCGGGAGCAACTGTGAATTGGAGCATAGCAACAGGATATAACTATTTCCTTTTTGCTTTTAACTATCTGAACAATCAGAAGTATTACACAGGACACGCAAAGATATACTCCGTCAAGATATGGGATGGCGATACTTTGGTACGAGAGTTCATTCCCGCAATCAGAAACGAAGATGATGCAATCGGAATGTATGACCGAGTAAATGATGTGTTCTATACCAATAACGGAACAGGCACATTCACAATAGGATAGGAGAGAAATCATGGCTTATTATCCAGCAATAGGAACTACCGATGTATCGGGCATTACTGACAGTTTAAACACCACAGAGCAGACACCGAGAAATATTGCAGATGTTTTGGCACAGGCTTTACAGATGTTAAACACCACTATTAGTGGTCTGAATTTCATTAATTGCGTAGTAGTGCAGACATTGCCGACAACAGACATTTCAACTACTACCATTTATCTTGTGCCTAAAAATCCTTCCCAAACTGATAATCTGTATGATGAATATATAAATCTGACAGGCACATCGGCAGGATGGGAAAAGATTGGCGATACGGAGATTGATTTATCGGGATATTATACATCAGCAGAAGTAGATGATCTGCTCGCTGATAAAGCCGATGTAAGCGATATTCCCACGGTCAACGATGGAACGCTGACGATTCAGCAGAACGGAGAGACAAAGGGAACGTTCACGGCTAACCAGAGCGGAAACAGCACCGTCAATATCGAGATTCCGACAACCGACATCCAAACAGCGGTGGATGAGTTTGAGACTTACAATGGCGGTCTTTTATCCTCATGTAAAGTCGCTCTCTCACCTAACCAAGATTTACACGGCTATGACCATCCTTGGGTTGGTGGTGGTGGAAAGAATCTATATGTTGATTCTCCGAATTTTGATAATACTTGGAATAATTATCAATATTGGACTAAAGAGAGTGAAAAATATAATGGACATGATGTATATTCATATACCAATAGATGGCAAGGTCTTTCCAAACTTTTAACATTACCAGTTGGAACATATACATTTTCATGTATGGTTAAAACTTCTGATGTTACTACACTTGGAATATATCTTATAACAGGTTCTACAACGGCTACGCTTTCTCCTGTTGATGCTACATTTACATCTAATACATCATGGACTAAATATTCCTTAACATTTAGCGTGACAGTTGGTGGAACAATTCTACCAAGGTTAGAAAATTCATTGGGTAATGGTGTTAAAGTTTATGTTTCAGAATACCAATTAGAATCGGGTTCAACCGCAACCGCCTTCGAACCCTACTCCAACATATGTCCAATAACAGGACATACACAGGTTGATGTTGATGTATCAGACGGACAGACAACACAGGAACAAGTCACCGTCAACCTTGGCGGTACTTATTATAGCGGATCTCTTGATGTGGCGAGTGGGGAACTCACAGTTGATTCAGCCTTTATCGCATCGTATAACGGAGAAACACTTCC